GAGCATCTCGTTGGCGTCCTTGAGATCCAGCTGGGCGATCTTCGCCTTGCCGGGGGTGAGCAGGAGGGCGCACTCTTCGGCAGCACTGCGGCCTTGCTCATCCATGTCGAACATGAAGATGACGCTCTCGAAGCCCTCGACCCATTCAAGGTTACGCTTGATGTCTCGCTTGGCTCCCTTCGCGCCGCTGTAGACGGACACGACAGGCCACTTGTTTCCCTGCATCTGGCTGACCGACATGGCGTCGATCTCACCCTCGGTGATCACGAGCATCTTGCCCTTGTCACGCCACAGGTGCTGACCGAACAGCTGCAAGTCCTTCACCTTCCCGATCCAAGGGAACTCCTTGTCAGGATCGCGCAGGTGCTGGGCCACAACGGCACCGGACTGGTCGCGATACTCAGCGATCTGGACCGGCTTGCCTTTGTATTTCCTCGTGCCTTTGAGGTAGCCGAACTTGCGGCAGGTTTCCTCGTTGATCTTGCGCTTGGCCAGCGTGGTGTACTCGCCATGCAACAGGTCGGCTGACCGCTTGCTCTTGGTCTCGCGAGGTTCACCGTCTCCTGACACCTTCTCGCAGGAGTAACAGTACGTGTGACCGTCCGAGTAGAGAGCGCATGCATCACTGCTTCCGCAGTCAGGGCATGGTCCCTTCTCGATCAGAACACTTTCTTCTTCGTCGTGCATGTATCCTCCTGTGGATAGATGGAGGCGCAGAAGCGCCCCCACCTAATGGATGGTCAGAGATGGTCAAGGGTGAGCTTGACGCCTTCTCCTCGCTTGAGGTCACGCTGCCTCCTTCATGGCGGCAGACTTGCGGGCGCTGCGGCGCTTCATGTCGGCCAGCTCAGCGCATGCGTGAAGACGGTCGAAGTTCCGGCTCGACAGGGAATAGGCAGCGTACTCGGCACCGTTGCTGTCGTTGCGGATATCGGTGTTGATCTCGATGCCGTACTTGGTGCGGAGATCGTTGATCCGCGCCGTGATGTTCTGGATGCCGAAGACGAACATCGCTTCCAGACGGGTGATCTCTTTGCCTTCAACGAAGTGCTGCAGGAGCTTCTGGTTCTGGGTCATGTGTTGTGTCCTTTCCGGTTGTTGGTCGAGCATGATTGCTCTGGACAAGGGGAACCCCCTGCCCCCGTGAAGGGGCAGAGGGTGAAACGTTGGGGGTGTCTTGGAGTGGTCCCTAATTAGGCCACGGCGTCGATCTTGCCCTTAAGCTCTGCGAACAGGTTGTAGTGCCTGTCCAGCACAGCTTTCTGAGTATTCACCACAGCCTCAAGGTCGAAGATCTGCGCCTTCAGCTTCGCGATCTCTGCGTCACTGTCGGAGACAGTCTCCTCGACAGGCGTGTAGCGGGACGCCGGGTTGCGCTGCCACACCTTCACATCGAACGACGGGCAGGCCTTGGCGGCGAACTCGTTGTGTCCGTGGATCGTGGCACCAGAGTACGTGTCCTTGAGTTCGTCGACCAACTTGTGCAGGGAGCGCCACTGAGCTTCAGTGAAGTTGTCTTCGGCCTTCTGGTTGTTGTCCACACCGCCGACCATGCAGATGCCGACCGACGCGGAGTTCTGACCACGGGTGTGTGCGCCAACCGTGTGAACCGGGCGACCACCTTCGACCACACCGTTGCGGCGGATGACGTAGTGGTAGCCGATGTCTGCCCATCCCTTGGCGAGGTGCCATCTGCGGATGGTGGCTGCACCAATGTCAAGGCCGGGAGGCGTGGCGGCGCAGTGGATGATGATCTTGTTGGTGTAACGGCGGGGGTAGAGCTTACCCATTGAGTATGATCCCTATGGTTGACAACGCTGCAGTCCGTCCAGCTTTCGGTTTCTCTCTCAGCCATTCGAGGGGAATGTCCTGCTTGGCATAGAGGAAGCCGTGCTTCTCACACCACATGGCATATGTGGTCTTCGATTTCTTGGAGATGCGGGCGTTGGGATTTGAGAAGACAAACCTGATGTCCAGGTTTGGGTGTTGGTCTCGGATTAGGAGATGTTTCTGTCTGTCCTCGGTGACGAACCGGCCTTTGGTCTCGACCAAGATCCCGTTCTTCCTGATGAGGAAGTCGGGGGTGTACTTGGCATCGCGAGCGGGCTTGACGTATCGGATCACATGCTTCTCGTAGTCGAAGGGGACGCCCTTCTCCTCCAAGTCAGCTGCAACCTTCTCCTCAAGCCCGCTCCTAAAGCCGTACTTCAAGCCGACCTGTCGCGTGGACAGACCTCGCTTAGAAGTCCTCATCGGCATCGGCGTCTTCGTCTTCCTCGGCCGCGTCTTCGCTCTCGTCCTCGTCCTCGAACTCCTCGATGTCGTCGGCAGAGAAGCCGTCCTCTTCCTCGAAGCCCATGGATTCAGCCGAGCGACCGGAACCACCGGACACCAGCTCGATGATCTGAACGCCAACGAGGCGGAGGCTCACGCCTGCCTGATTGGTGGCGTCGTTGTGGAACGGCACGAGTTCGAGCGAGAGCTTGGCGATGGTGTTGCCCCAGATCGAGACCTTCTTCGTGATCGCCTTGCCTTTGGCGTCGACGAGGTTGACCTTGTTCTTCCACGTCTTGCCGGTGTTGGGGTTCTTGCCTTCCTCGTTGAGCTTGGAGTTGAAGATGAAGTCGCCGGTCTCTTCACCGTCGTCGTCATAGACAGGTTCGATGGGCATGAACTTCTCGAGCTTGCCAAGAGCTTCCTTGGCCTTGGCCTTCTCGCGGCCCTTGCCGTTGGCGACCTTGTCTTCGAGCTTCTCGACGGCTGCGGAGTAGGCAGCATCGGCTTCCTCCTCGACCTTGGCGATGAACGCGTCGGTCTTCGGATCGTCGCCGGAGAGGACAGCCTTGGTCTTGAACGACCGGACGCCCTTGAACTCGTCAGCCTCGGTCAGGTGCGGGAACACCAGACGCACACGGGGGGTGACGGCTTTGGATACGGAGGTTTTCTTCTTGTCAGACATGCATGTTTCCTTGTGGTGGATTGATCAGTTCACACGGTCCCGGTTGTCGGGCGTGGTTCAGGGTTTGGATTCCATCTGGTCCAATTGAAGGGCGAGCCACATGAAGAAGCGGGCAACTTCCCGGCAGTCGCTGGCGTCGTAGTACCAGCAGCCGATGCCGACATCCGCGTCGTCCAATGCCTCCTCGCTGGGGCCAATCAAGAACCCGTTCTGTTTGCCTGTGTGTCGCACACAGGCGTGGATCTCTCCGTGGCCTTCGGTTCTCAGCACGAGCACATCGCCGTCCTTGAGACGGGAGATTTTCTCACACGGTTTGAATGTCACGTTCGAGGGGATATCCATCAGAGTTCGTTCTCCATGTAGTCACGAACCGCGAGGAACTCAGGACGTCGGCCCTCGGCGTGGTTCATGATGTTGCTGGTCAGGGTGAAGATGTCCTGCGGCTCCAAGCTGTAGCGCTCGCAGAGCAGGATGAACGCAGCTGCCAGCCCTGCTGCCTGCTGAGGCGGGGCGAGGGACTGGATCCGGTCGATGATCGCCATCGTGCTGTTGGCAGTCTGGCGGACGTTGGCGTTGGCCAGAAGGTCTCGGTCGAACTTCATCAGTATGCGGTCTCCGTAACGATGTGGTCCATTCCGTCAGCCTTGAAGTGGTCGTTGATCTCACGCAGGGTGCGGGCTTCCCCGGTCTCGTGGTCGACGAAGGTGATCTTCTCCAACTCCTGATCCGTGGGTTGGTACAGGCCGAAGACGCGGGCGAGATTCACCCGAGCCATCACGTCGAGAATGACCTCGGTGATGAACGGAAAGCTGTCGAAGCGGACGATCAGCTTCTCCTCCTGTGAGAGGGCGGTGGCGATTTCATGGGAGATATCTTCGACTCCCTTGACAATGGTCGTAGGCTGCATTCAACGGTCCTTTCGGTTTGTGTCTGCTTTGAGTGGTCCCTAATTACCTGCAACTGTTCCGCAGGTGGATAGATCAGGCGAAAAAGAAATGACTATCCTTCACCTGTTCGAGATCGAGAGTGCCTTTGGGCGGCAGCGGCGGGAGGTCTTGAAGCTTCTCCTCCGGCACGGTTTTGCGAAGCGCCTGCCGGAATTGGGCAAGCACGTCGTTGTCTCGGTACATGTCCACGAACGCATGTCTTAGGCAGTGACCGAGCAGTTCAGCGTCAGCTGCCAGTGTGCCGTAGCTGTCGTGGATCATGGCGAAGTCGGTGATCCCATTGTCCGTGGCGTAGAGGACCGAGAGCACCAGATGGGATGCGTCCATCGAATGCACGAAGTTGGGCGACACGCCGTTCGTCTGGCGTCTCTTGTCCAACTTGTCGGTGTCTTCCTGCACCGTGAGCCGCACCATACTGTCGCCAAGCTGCGTCTTGACCCGCCTGCTATCCACGGATGGATACGATTGGATAACAGGAAAGCCTACAGGTGTCGTCCACTCCACCGGTAGACCATCGGCAGCTGCGATCTTGGCGGCTTTCTGGAGCCAGTCCATGGCGACCCTCGCTGCGACCACGACCTCGCCAATGGCATCCCAGATTAGGCGGGCCATGAAGCTTGAGGCAGCGAACGCCTTCTCTTCAGGCCATGGACAGGCGACGCCTTTGTGCATCCGCTCGTCCATGCGCTCATGCACATACTTCCGGCAGGAGAACAACGTGCCACCATAAGGCAGCACCATGACGGGTCGCTTGGTCAGCTTCCGGTCCACCCCGAACTGCAGCCACCACGCAGCCATCAGCTCCTCCTCTTCGAGAGGGCCGGAGGTGTGGATGATGTTCGAAGTGTAGGCTTCAAGCTTCTTCACGACCACGTCAGCCACCTTCTGGTAGATGTCAGAGGGTGTGTCGGTCGGCACGAGGTTCACCGCAGCGCCAGACACAGGGTCACGGAGCATGGCGGCGAAGTTCTGCAGCCCGTTGTTCGATCCGTCCATGGCGATGGGTAGACTGGACACGTAGGAGTAGCCCTCCCGCAGGAAGCCAGCCCACTCGAAGCAGAACGCAAGGAACTGGAACGGCTTGTCAGCCGCAGCCCAGAAGTCAAGGTGATCGAGGGGAGCCTCGGCGGTGGCGGCGATCTGTTCGTTGCGCTCCTCGACCCACTCGATGCGCTCCTCAAGGCTGACCTTGTCAAAGCCATAGGTGTTGGCACCATGCACAGCCAGCCAGCCAGCAGCGACAGCGTCACCGAGAGGCTTGCCCTGTGCGAAGGTCAGCATGGCCTTGGCATAGTCGACCGACTGGGGGTTGAGGAATGCAGGCACAGCGTAGATCCGACCACGGAAGTCCACCTGATAAGGGAAATAGATCGCCTCCTCCTCGACGAACTTGAAGCCCAGCCAGAGGGTCTTCGCTACCTGCAAGCGGCGGGACCGGGACTTGTTGTTGAACTCGTAAACCTTCGAGGCCTTGCGCTTCCACTCCCTACGCGCTTCCTCGTTCGTGTCGATATTGTGTGGCTTGGTAGGCAGCTCCAGGTTCTCCCTTGATGGCATGCTGCCGACCTCGATGTTCATCTTCCAGCACTGGTCGACCACGTCGAGCACCGGCTTGTTCACCTTCCAAGCGGTACGTTGCAGGGCATTCACCGCTTCACGCACCTCCGGCAGCGCGTCTGGCTGACCGAGAAGCTTGTTGATGTAATCGTTGTTGCGGGTCTTGATCAGCTTGAGCTGCGGGATGGCGTTCGAGTGGTAGCCACCGTTGATCACACTGGTCCAGTCCCTCGGCGGCACGATGCACGGCATGAGCATCGGAGACAGGAGTTCGGATCGTGCACACTGGCGGTCGATCCATTCGGAGATCTTGTCGGTGGCTTGAAGGTAGACCGAGGTGGTGCGCTTGCCGCTGGACCTCAAGTTGGTCTCGACGAAGCCGGTCTTGGCAATAATGATGTCGATCAGCTTGGTGCCGAGCAGCACCTTGTCACGCTTGGGCCAAGGCGTCCACGAGACCCCATCCCTGTTCATCATGAGGGTCATGACGCGGGACTTGTGGCGATAGTTGCCGACCTTCTTGACCCTATCATGCACACGCCTGAAGCGGGCAGGACTTTCAGCTTCGAAGTGACGGAAGCGAGCCTCATCCTCGACCCAGTCAGCAACCTCAACAGCCACAGACTGCAGCGTCCTGATGCGGGAGACCCCTGCAATCACACCTCTCAAGGCAAGGAAGGCACAGACCTCGGGATCGACATTGGCCAAATACTTCACCGTCGAGTGACGGCGACCGGGTCTTCCTGCGCCAGCAAGTTCAACGAACTCACGTATGCCTTCAGCCACGGTATCGACAGACCGGGACAGCATCAGCATACCGTAGTTCGTGCTTGACTCTCGAGACTGCTGACGAGCGTTGTCGATCATCTTCTTGAAAGCATCACCACCCAGACCCTGCATCTCGGTCTCGAGTTTAAGCTGCCTCTCAAAGAGAGACAGCCGGTCACCTTGAGTGTCCACCATTAAGTGTACTCCTTAAGTCTTGCTGATTTTTGGGATGGGCTTGGGATTGAACTTGAAGGGGGACACACTCAGGGAAGCTTTAAGTGCATCATCTCCTGTGAGTGGTCCCTAATGTTCGGGTGTCTTGGAGTGGTCCCTAATTCACCACGGTCTCGGTCACGACAGCGGGGATGGTCTCGACCTTGATGATCTCGTGGGACTTGATCCGGCACGTCCAAGGCTTGCCGTCCCACTGCATGATCTCTTCCTTGGTTGGCGGCTCGGTGAACTTCTTCGCCCATGACTTGTGAAGGCAGACGGTGGGCGTCCCGTCTACCTCACCCAGCCACGCCTCTTCATTCTCAGGCATGACGTTGCTCCCGTCTCTTGCCCGCATGGCCTGCAGCTTCACGCGCACGATGTAGTGGATCTCGCTGTTCACGGTAGGTTCCTTTCTGTTTGCATCAAAATTGCATCAGTCCACTAGTGCATCAAAATCTTTTGCGTTCGTGGATAGATCGGGGAAAAGCAAAAAACCCCCAGCCGAAGCCGAGGGTTTTCAATCACTTAGGTATTATATGCAGGGATGCATGGGATTACGACGGGATTTTAAGTCCCAAGATGGGTGGTGCGGGCGACGGGACTTGAACCCGTAAGCCATTGATATGGCGAGAGATTTTAAGTCTCTTGTGTCTGCCAGTTCCACCACGCCCGCTGCACTTTTGCACCCGATTGCATCACAATTTGCATCAGATTGCATCAGCCAACTGCTTGAAGGTAGGGCTTGCCGTCGAGCACCTCGACCGCCTTGAACAGATCGGTCGGTGCCAGCTGAGCGTAGCGCATGGTCATCTGCAGGGACTTGTGACCCATCCACTGCTTGACCACGTTGAAGGTGATGCCACGCTGGACCAGCCGGGTGCAGCAGGTGTGACGCAGGGCATGTGGCACGAACTGAGGGTCATCATCCAGACCCATGCGGGTGCGCAGCTTGCCCCACCATGTGCGGACAGCGTAGTGATCGAAGTCGAAGACCTTGTCCGTCTCGTTCAGGCCTGCCAGCCTGCGCCTGAGTATGGCCTGCACCCTTGCCGTGGTCGGGATGGTGCGCGGACTGCCGTTCTTCGTGTCCCATGCTGTGACCCTGTCACGCGTAGGAGACACATCACGCTTGGTCAACGCCAGCGCCTCGGTCCTGAGACGGAAGCCGGTGTCGATCAGGAAGATGAACAGGTCGTGTGCATCATCAAGCGACCATTGCTTGAGCAGGGTAAGCGCCTTGGTCTCCTCGTCCTCGGACAGGAAGCGGATGCGGCCCTCGCTCTCCCGCTGCCGGGGGAACTTGGGCTTGTGTAGTGCGCCGCCACGGTCGACCGCAACAGAGAACACCTTGGACAGCGCCGCCAGCTTCCGATTGATGGTAGCCGGTGAGTTGCCCTGCACGTCACGCAGGTGCTCGACCAGTTCGTCAAGCGTCTCGGTGTCGATCACGTCGAGTGGCGTCCCGGCTCCAATGAACTCAGCCACCTTGTTCGCGTTCATCAGCTGGTGGTCGCCAGCCCGCTGCTGGCTCCAAGCCACGCGGTAAGTGGTCTTGATGCCCTCGTCCAGTGTCCACGCCATGCGGCCTGTGCGTTGCTCGGTGGTGGGTTTGGTCTCCCCCTCAGAGACCTCACCTGCCCGCACCTTGGCCTGCCACAGCACGGCATCCTCGACACAGTCGAAGGACTTGGTGCGTCGCTTGCCGTCCACCATCACCTGACAGACGTAGCTATCGCCACGCTGCCTGATGCCTTTGGGTAGTCTGCGCTTGCTCATGCTGCCTCCTTTCCGTTTCCATTACCATCTGTCAGCGCGTCGAACTTGCTGACGATGTCTTCCATCAGGAGTTCACCGCGACGGGTGAGCCTGACGATCTTCCTGCGCCGTTCGGCAGGGTCTTCCTCCGCGACCACAAGGTCGAGACCGGGCTTGCCCAGCCGGTGCACCTTCGAGAGTGCAGCGACCGAGCGACTTACGGATGACTGAGCGAGGCCCGCACTCTCGCTCAAGTCTTTCATGCTGATCCCCGGAGTGAGAAACACCAGCAGCAGGAGCACAGCCTGCTGTATGGGCATCTCGGGATCGTACTTGCGGAACTCAGCGATGGCTGCTGCCAGAACGTTCGCCCGCATCCGTGGGGAATTGAAGGTTTTCTTGGTGTTCATGATGGCCCCTTGCCTTTCTTTGAAGAACAAGGGCGGGCGGCTACCTCACTACGTCCCACATGCAATGAAGCGCCACCTGCCCACACCTAATATAGTTGCATCGGTGGAATTATCTACCCAAAAATCAGGGGTGTTGTTGGGATCACGCTCGACATACAGTTCGCGCGCAATCAGGGACAACCTCAGCAATATATTCACTGTCACTTTGGTAATGCTCCCGCATCTTAAGGTTGAAAGATCATCGTTTTGACTTCCTCTCCCGACTGTTTTCTCTTGTAAACCCGCAGACTCATGTGCCGCAACTCGTTGAGTCGTTAGTGCGACAGTATGTCATGCACGGTGTTATCTATTTACCTCCTAGTCTGATTTTGTTGACCCAAGAACATGATAAGTTGACCCAAGATCAGGCGTCAGGCCCGGTCTTGATGTGGTACGCCACGCCGCAGGGTGTCAGGCCTTCGTGTGTCCACCCGTTGTCGATGATCTCCTTCCCGTCGTAGACCCACGAGTGCTCGATGCTGAGCGGGGTGACGGGCGGTGCATCAGGGTGCTGGCTTGCCCCGTGGAGGGTGCCGTAAAGCCTCCGCCCATCAGGTGCCAGGGCATCCAGTTCGGGCGCTGACAGGGCGCTCACGTCCCTGTAGGTGCCATCAGTGTCCACGTACCACATGGGTCAGTCCTCCAAATCCACACTCTCGGTAGGTGAGCAGGTGGTGCCACACTCAGGACACCGGTCGTCACACATGCAGTCCCATGTGTCAGCCCAATCACAACCACAGTCAGGGCAGTCATAAAAGTTCTCGTACATCTCAGTCAGTCCTCCAGTTCTTGTCGTAGTCCAGCCGGAACTCCAGCCATTCTTGAGCCTTCGCCAACGACCGGAACTTGCGCGTCGGCCACAACCCACCGGTCACCAACCATCCCACCTGTCGAGGCGGCTTAGGCCACACATGCCCGGAGATAGGGTTGCGTTCGTATTCAGTCTTTGCCCACCATGGCTCGATGTGTGGTCCTTCAGGCACCGTTCAGTCTCCTCTCAGCTGTTCCAACTCTCATCGGCATCGGGGTGCTCTGCGGCCAGCTTGGCCATGAGCTTCGTGGCCTGTTCGAGTGTCAGGTTGTCGTGCTCCTCGATAATGTCGACCAGACCGTCATCCACCACGCTCAGAACCACGTCGTAATACTGCGGCTCCTCATCGTGAGTGACCTGTCTCCCGCCTTGCTCGTCGTCGATCATGCCGAAGCATTGCAGTTCCTTAAACATGATCAGCACCACGCCACATGTTCGCGCTGAGGCGTCAGCAGGCAGGCTGCAAAGCCCTTGTCGACCGATCCGTCAGGGTTGCGCTTGGTCCTCGGGAAGGCGCGCGGGATCACGACCTCGCCGGTCTCGATGTGGTGCTTGGTAGCAGCCACCGAAGCTTCACGAATGGCGCGCGTCTTGCTGATGTAGATGTTCTGTTCCATGTCGTCATATCTCCTATGAGTGGATAGGTTCAGTCAAAAATAGGGGGGTTGTTGGGTGCGTGATCTTGGACGTGATCCGCATATGGTCGGTAGAAGAATGCCTGCGTGTCGGTCATCACACAGTCACGGGCATTGACCTCATATTCAGCGAGCACGTAGCCGTCCCGCACCAGCGCGTCACACAGCGGTTTGCTGTGGAACCAGCGATTGAACAGGTCGATGCTCGGGAAGCCAAAGCGCACGTCAGGATCACCGGAACGCGCCTGCATTTCGCGCAGGTCACAAATCACGCCCTCCCGGATCGGGCTAGGGTGATTGCCGTCGAGGTCGTAGAGTTCATCCTCCCAGATACGCGCCCAGCCGTTCCAATATGGCCCGTCTCGCGTGTCTTCATGTTCGACCCTGAAGATCGTGTGATACCGCATCGCTCGCAGTCCTTCTCTTATGAGTCCCTCTTAAGGGGAACTTGGTATGTACTTAAGGTGTATGTATGAGGGTGATCCCTCACCCATGCCCACAGCTTAGGTTTCCCCTCGCCGCTGCCTCATCTGTTCCTCGTAGGCTTCCTTCACCCACTGCTCCCGCACGATGCGGCCTGCAATCTCGAGGCTCGGTCCGTGCATACCAAGTGCACATTCGGCGTTGAAGTTGAGGTCGGCCGCCGCCATCAGGATGGCCTGATCGGCTGGGATTTTCCCGGTAACGAACGCCTCGCGCGCCCAGCTATAGGGATGGTGTTCTTTCAGGTGGTTCGGGTACATGCTGCTTCTCCTGTTATCCCGGCACGATCTCGGTGGTTTGAGGACCGCTGCAGTCCTTGAAGTAGCCCACAGGGTCTTTGGCGAACTCCTCCTTCGCCACTACCTCCGCATCGCAATGGTCTTTGGCATCGACCGTCACCTCGTAGGTGCTGGTCTCGGTCAGGGTCACGGTGTATCGGGCCATCTCACATATCCTCCTCAGTGATGGTTCCCGGCACGATCCAGCTGCATTCGCTGGCGCGCTCAGGGTGTCGACTTCTGCTCATCAGGTCGCCGGGTCGGTACTCTGACGACACCGAACGATGCCCCACGGTCACAAGGGCGTCGTTATCTATGTCATCCCACAGGTTGACCCAATAGTTCACTACGTGCATCTCAGCATCCTTTCCGTTCGTGGATCATTTCCCAGTCAAAGAACCCCTGCAGTTCGCGGCTGACAAACACAGGGATACGCTCGCAGCCTGCTATCTCCGCAGCATGCGCGCGGTGCCGTCCGTCATGGTTTGTGCCATGCTCGTAATCGTGCGACAGCCACGGCGCGTCGATAGGCAGTCCGTCTTGAATGTGCTCGACCAGCGCCGCCACGTAATCATCACGGTCGACGTCAATTCCCAAAGGGTTGCAGCTTTCTAGGAACTCGCGCGGTGTCATGGAAACCAGCACAAAGCCGGGCGGTGCGTGGTCAACCACGTCACCCCCGACAGCCATCGGATAGTCAATATCCATCGTGTGAAACTTCCCGTTCGTGGATAGATCAGTGCGTAATAAAGGCGACGGGTTTCTGAGCCTTCCAGCACAGTGCGCAGGCCGCGCAACCGTCAACCTTGCCGGTCTGTTCGGGGCAGATGAAAGCCTCGCGCTTTTCGACCGCGGAAACCGTCTCAGCCTCATCCATGGACAGTGCGCCCAGCGCATGCCCGTGCAGGCCTGAGAACCGCACCAGCCACCGATCCGAGCATTCCCGGTTAAGGGTGTCGACCGCGTCGCCTATGTCAGTGCCAGGGTGCCTCGCAGTGTAGCCCCAAACGTGCAATGCCGGGAACGATGCTAGCGCCCTTGCCCAGAGTGCGACGTAGCCGACCGAATAGAAATCGCCCAGAACGTGAAGCCGCACGGCGAAGCCTTCAGGGTGCCGCTTTTGGAGCACTTCAAGCTCGCTCCAGATCGCGCTTTCCAGATCAGCGCCCGCAGCGTACCGCGTCGCAAACGGCATGTTGTTGCCGTAGCAGTCCGCCCAATGGACGCATGAACGTGGGCAGGTCGCCCGTTCCTCGAGAGTCACAGTGTAAATCGGCATTCCCTGCCACGCTTTGGCTGTCACCGTCTTGCCAAGCTTGGCGTTCTTTGAGCGCTTAATGACGCGCTCAGTCTTGCCCAACCCGTCCGAGACGGCTTTGACTTTGGTCTGATAGACCGTGCCGCCACTGAGCACGGCCTTTTCGGTTTTCGTCAAAGGTTTCATGTTGTCAAATTTCCTCTAGGTGGATTGAATGATTCAAAATTGAGACGCCCAGCGAAGCCGATGAACGCTCAGACTTTCGATAACTTTGGCCTTGTCAAACCGGCCAGCCTCGACTAGCAGGAAAACATGCCAGCCCAGCCATTCCGGGCTATGTCCCGTGCGATATTCCCGCACGATCTCGCGTTCCCAGTGATCAACAAAATGCGCAACTTCGTGGCAGATTGTCGCCTTGTCCCAGCCCCAAGCGGCGAAATAGACGCCACCGAGACCACCGAGACAAAACCGGAAGTTATCTTTGGTCATGCGCACTTTGAAATCAGCCCTAATCGCATCGGCCTTTTCGGCACTGAGATTGTGCTTTTCGGCCAACTTGCGGACACCGATTTTCATGCAAAGCCGGGCAAAACCCTTTGCCGCTTGCCTATCGGTGAAGGTGCCAGCGGGCATTGCATAGGACGGTACACTGTACAGGTCTCGTTCGCGCTTACTGGCGCGCTTGTCGAATGCACAAGCTTCCCAGCGATAGCACTTTTGAGCACGTGCGTCGGTACGCCTATTGAAGCGTGTGCCACTCATGCCGCGCGTTGCCACGGGATAATTGATCCGTCCCATTGTGAACCTCACATAGTCGATTGCGTTCTGGTCTATTCACCGATTGCCGCCGATGAATAGGCGCAAAATGCAATTTGTTGATTTGATGCAGATTGCTAATCGTTCGTTCCGTTTCTGCCAGCCAAGTCTTAGCTTGCCGCCAGTCTCGCGCCACGGTTTCGTTAGCGCGCCTTAAGCGTGTGTCCGTCTGTTCTCGCAGCGACACCTACGTTTGAGACTTTGACCGCGCCTAGCCGTCAATGCCTTGGCATATCAGGGTTGGTTTAGTCGCCCAGCGGTAGGACTAGCTTTGTTCGTCCAGAGCGGCGCTTAAGGTGCAATATTCAAATGTCAAAAGAGCAGTGCCGACTTGCCAAGGCTCGCGGCGGGTAACGGTGTCTCAGGTCGACCGTGCCGTTAATGCCTTGAGAACCTCAGCGGCTGGCCCGGTGTCGCGTCGACAACCCAGATATATGGACATGCGGAAGAGATTGCAAGGTGGAATGATGCAAAAAATGATAGATACCGATGCAAAATGCATCTAACGCGTTGATTCTATTGAGAAATAAAAATCACAGATAGGCGAAAAAAAGCCCTAGCAGGCAATCCACTAGGGCAATCATTCCGTTGGCTTTAGGTGGCTTAGTGCGGCTTAGTGCGGCTTAGTCCCGTGCGCCAGTGCCAGCGCTATCGCATGGTCTCGAATAGCGCCTAGGACGCGTTGACGCTGGTCTCGAGGCATGTGGTCCAAATCACGGGCAAGCTTGACCAGCATGCTCTCGCACTGGTCGACCGCAAGCGCGATGGAATTGCCTAGCGCGCTCTCAGTGCTGGCACTGGTGGCGTAGGCTGTCACTATCGTGTTGTGCTCGACGCATAACGCATACGCTGCAGACTTGTCTGAGACGGTAGGTGCACTTGAAGCATTACCGATACCAGCGAAACACACGCTGGCAAACAAACCTAGCGCCACCTTAAGCCACATAGAGCGCACCTTGTGAGGCCTAATGTGCCACGATGCAGGATTTATAATCCTATGCAAACGGCGGAAAACTGCCACTTTGTGTGCGGTTGATGCAGTGTTGATGCAAATCGGGCCGGGCTGGCCTTTGGAGGACTTAACGACCCCCCACCGGGGGGATTTCGCGCGGCATTTAGCCAATGATAGTCGATCAGATTTTTGACCCCTAAACATCCGTGGTCCTTACCTTCCTCCGACACTCCTGCCGGGATTGCTTCTTCTTCCTGTTCGGGATGACCCTAAGCCTCAGATGGTCACTCCTCAAGGCTTTAGCTACAGGGTTGACCCTCTGTCGCATGATGGTTCTCCATGGTTGGTGATGACCTGTGATGGGATGAAACAGGTCGACACATTCAAGGCAGGCTTAAGGTCCACATATAGTGACACTTTAAGTGAACATTAAGATACCTTCATTGGGGGATATACATCCCCCTTGGTCTTCTGTGAGTGGTCCCTAATTACCAGACCGCAGAAATCCGCGGAAGTGAGGGAGAGGCTCAATGCCCCTCCCCCGGTGTCCTTACACGGTGGCTTCGAGGAAGTCCCACACGCGCTGAAGGGTCTCCACACCGTCGTTGATGACGATGGTCTTGCTGCCATCAGACAGCTCGAACGTACCGTAGCCGTCCCGCGTGAGCGTGATGGTCCCGGTCTTGGCCGACTCCTTGATGGTCTTGGTGGTCTTCGTGGCAGCGCGGCTTGCAACGGTCATTGCATTCTCCTTAGTGGTGGTGGTGGTTGGTGTTCATCCAAGTCGTCTTCGGGTCAGACGTCTTGCGCTTCTTAAGGGTCTCGAGGTCAGCCCCCATGGCGAGGAGGTCGATGGAGATCCCCATGTTCCCGTGGAAGGCCTCAATCTCCAGCTCGATCAGCTGCTGCTTACGGTCCTCCATCTTGTCGTCAGCGTCCTGTGCCATCTGGTCGACCCAGTAGCGCACAGCGCCAGCGAGAGACTCGACGCGGTCGTCATGCGCCAGAGCGCCCCTCTCCTTGACCATACGGGTCAGCTGGTAGAGGAGTTGGTAACGCTGAGCCTTCTCAGGCGGCAGATGCTTGGTGCTCTCAGCGTCCCTCTCGATCACTCTGCGGTCGATCACCAGCCGGTGCTGGTTCAGGACAGGCTCCAGAGTGTCGATGATCCTCGCTTCCTTCATGCCGGTGCTGTTCACTTCCTCGACCGTGCATGGGTAGATGCGGCGGAGGTGAGGCTTCAGCAGCGAGGAGAACATGCCGTCACCGAAGTTCTTCTCGACGAGGATCTTGTTGCACCCACCGCGCTTGGCAGCTTCGGCCAGAGCGGTCAGTGTCTCGTCCGAGTAGCCATCAGCCATCCCGCCCTGCTCGGTGAGATACAGGAAGCCGTTGAGCATCTTCACGACAGCATAGGCCGTCTCGTCCTTCCCCCTACCTGATGGGTCGATGAACATGACCGACCCTGTGAAGGGAGCGAACTGGTCGTGGATGTAGGCAGGCCGGTAGTATCGGTCGCCCTTGAGGCCCACCACGTCGATGTCCTTGATGACGTACTGAGGGTCACCAGCCCACACCAGCTTCTCAGGTGCCATGTCACCGGCAACCTCAAGCACCATCATGTCGGACAGCTTGAGGGGATACTTGTCCATGTCGGACAGGCTGGTATCCAGCATGAACTGTAGGGCGAAGCCTGAGCGTCCGTAGGAGAACTCACGCTCCTCAAGGTCCATGTGGTCGAACCGGTCGGGATCGGTAGGTGCTCCCTTGCCGCCATACTCAGCCATCTCATTGATGCCAGGGTTCTCCTCAAGAGCCTTGAGAAGGGTCGGGGCAAGGCGATGGCCTTGTGTGACCATCCATGCCGGGGATGGGTATCGGGCAGGCCAGATACGCAGCTCGTAGCCACGTTCGGCCAGCTGGTTATACAGGCTGTCCTCGCACTGGGGTGTGCCTAGGTAGCAGATCCGGCTGGACTTGAGCGGCTTCAGGACAGCGTCGAACTCCTTCACGCGTTCGGAGAGCTTGTCACGCATGCCCTGCGTCTCTGAGTTGTTTGGCACCTCGACGTCGTCGGGGATGATGATGTCTGCGCGGGAGCCGGTGAGCTGCCCGAAGATGCCGACCGACTTCACTGAGGGTGAGTGGTCAGGTTTGGCAGGACCGACGTCGAAAGAGATCATGCTGTCGCGCTGGCCGGGTTCAGCCTGAAGGTGCTGAAGGATCGGCATCTCCGCGATCAGACGTTTCACGAAGGCTGAGAACATGTCGGCGCGGTCCTTGGACGCGGACACGACCATGATCTTCAGCTGTGGGTCTCGCAGCAGCAGCCAGCACACGAAGGCACTGGTGATCCAGCTCTTGCCGACGCCTCGGAAGGCTTCGATCATCGAGCGCTTGGGACCGTGCTGCAGGTAGTAGGCGATGTCGTATTGGATGGGTGTGGGCTTGGGCAGGCCGAGATGTATCCAGACCAGCCACAGGAAGACCCTGAAGTCCTCGAAGATGGCCCAGTCCTTCTCAGGATACTCTCTGCGCCACCACGCGCCCTCGTAGCGCCCTTTGGGCGTGTTTGATGCGCTCATGGATAGATTGACTCGCAATTTGGGTGATAACGTCGCTCGAGGTTTGCTCAGGACGGGCAAACAGGTCTCTCTAGGTACAATCACCCACGGAGAAAAACTGCCCGTCCTGAGTCAAATATGAGCGTTATCGGATGGGAACCACCACAGCACTGTCCACGTCGGGCAGCTCATCAGCGAGCTGGCTTGCGGGGTTCTCTTTGCCGGGGACCGCGTCGATCCCGTTGTCCTTGACGAACTGGCGGGCGACGTTGAGGTCGGATGCGGTAGCCTCGCCGGATCTGATCTTGTCGATCAGCGAGTGGGCGATGGCCGCATGCAGCTCGTCGAGCAGATCGGTGGATGCGCGCTTGTCGCTCATGGCAGCATCTCCTTTACGTGTTTCAGTTGGGACAGCATCAGGCCGACACCGGCACCAGCGCCGATGAGCCACGCGCGCCCACGCTCCAGCTTGCTGATGCGCTCACTGTGGTTGTCGAGCCGTTTGGTCTGGGCGGCGATGTTCTGAAGGATCGCGTCCTGCTTGGATTCCATGCGACCCATCCAGCGGGAGAGTTCGTGTGTCTCCATTACTCAGGTGCCTCCGGCCAGAAGGTGTCGTCGCGGAAGTCCTGCGGGATCGGCTTCATCTTCTCGATATCATCCGACCGTGCGCGGACTGCCTTCGTCCATTCCCACAAGGCGTTGTCGCGCTTATGCATGGACTTCATAGGCTCCGGCCATACGGACGGGTCGGTGCCATGGTCTCGAATGCCCTGCAGTGCAAGGGCCATAGCGTTCCGCTGCTTGTAGTCAGGGAACACCGACTCGATCCGACGCCCGGCTTCGGCTTTGACCTCAGATGCTTGCGGAGGGATCGCAACAGGTTCAGGCCGAGGGATCTCCTCGACGGTGAACCCACGGTCTTCCAAAGGAGCACATTGAAGTCCCTTGGAGTAATCCCTACGAGGGAACCGGTAGCCTTCGAACACGAAGGGCTTTCGGTCGCTGAAGGTGAACACGATGTCACCCTCAGCGTTCTTGATGTTGTAGTTGGTCATACGGTCATCCTTGGGATGTAGTAGTTCTGGTGAGGCGAACCGTTCGCGGTCCAGTCGTTGGCATTGCCCGAGATGTCGTTGCCCATGTCCGCCGCGTCAGCGAAGTCGAGCAT